CAAAATGAACAAGGCGTTAGAGACCGCGAAGGTGTCTTTGCTTGGTGTGGGTGACATTCTGCTCCCCATTGCCGCGCGGATGCTTGACTCTTTAATGCCTGTTATCGACTCTTTGGGTCCAGCTTTGGAAGGTTTGTTTACAGAGCTGGAACCTGTCATCGGTGAGTTGTTGGGGATGTTGCCGGAACTGCTCCAATCATTGTCGCCTATCTTCCCAATCATTGGGGACATTGCTGGGGTGTTCCTCGACCTTGTGAAACTCGCGTTGCCACCGTTGGTTGCCCTTCTTGACGTCCTCATGCCTTTGTTCGCCGACCTCACCGGGGTTTTGGGCGAGTTCATCGGGGATGCGCTAGAGATGCTTGCCCCTGTCCTCATGGATATTGTTGACGCAATCACACCCATCATCGAGGCCGCGTTCCCTGTGTTCATGAGCCTGCTAGAAACCATCATCCCGATTGTGTTGGAACTGATAGAAATGTTCTTGCCCCTTCTGGACTTTGTGTTGCCACTGCTAGGTGTGATGCTGACCGATGTTGTCATCCCAGCGTTGGACCTGCTAGCCGAAGTGTTATCGGTGGCGTTGCCTTTGGCTATGGAGATTTTCAAAGAGTTCGGTCTGGGCAGGCTGCTCCTCGCTCTCGGTGATTTTTCTGGAGATTTCGAAGACTTCGTTTTCAATCTGCGCACAGCTTGGGCGACAACTTTCAACGGCATGATTGAACATTTAGAGGGTTGGATAAACTCTGCTATTCGTGGGCTGAACTGGTTCATCGATAAGGCGAACTCATTGCCCGGTGTGGAGATTGACTTCAGCGCTTCGGAGATAAGTTTGGGCCGGTTGGACATGCCTTCACGTTTCGACGGGATGACCTTCGATGAGGTGGACGTTTCTGGGATTAGCGACATTGGACGTCGCGGTATTCAATCTGTCGGGTCCGAGTTTTCCACAATGTTTGATGACGCCATGGTCGGGGTTCTGCAGAACCGTGCCGGGGTCACCGGACAGTCGATGGCTTCTCAGATTCTTGCGGACCGTTTCGGCATTCCCGCGATGGCTCAGGGTGGCATTGTTACCGCGCCGACGTTTGCTTTGATTGGTGAGTCCGGCCCTGAAGCTGTTATCCCGTTGGGTGCTAACGGTGGCGTGGGTAACACTTACAACATCACCGTGAATGCTGGGATGGGTTCTGGGAATGGTGCGCAGCTCGGCGAGGCTGTGGTCAACGCTATCCGGTCTTATGAACGGTCCTCTGGCCCTGTGTTTGCGAGGGCGTAATGTCGACCGTTGTTGAGTTAGGTGTTGTTCGTGGGTTCATCCTTGACGACCCTTTCGAGGGTGTCCTGGATTCGTCGGAGCTTGGTGGAACAAAGTTTGAGGACATCACATTGTTTGTCCGCAACGTTCAGGTGGCGCGCGGGAAGAACCGTGACCTGGACCGTTACTCTGCCGGGTCACTCACAATCCAACTGAACAATGAGCTGAGAACGTTCGACCCACAATATGCAGACGGACCTTACTTCGGCGACATTATTCCTCGCCGTGAGGTTCGTGTGACGGTGGACGGGGAAAGACAGTTCACCGGCGTCATTGACGACTGGAACCTCGCTTACACACCGGAGGGGCAAAGCCTTGCAGAGATTGTTGCCTCCGATGACTTAACATTCCTTGCCCGGCAACTCCTCACCGCGGGGACGGCGACCGTGCAAACGTCGGGGGAACGTGTTCAGGCTGTGTTGGATATGGCGTCTGTGTCGTGGCCTAACGGTGTCAGCATTGATGAGGGTTCCTCTGTGTTGGGTGCTGACGTGTTCGAGGGTAACGCCTTAGATTATTTGCAGAAGGTTTCCCGGTCGGAGCAGGGTGCGCTGTTCATCGCTAAGGATTCGACGTTGACTTTCCGGTCGAGGACTGACTTCACACCTACATCCGATTCGTTGACTACGTTCGCGGATGATGGGTCGGGTGTCCCTTATGACCGGGTGAACGTAAACTTCGGCACAGAGTTGCTTGTGAACACGGTAACGGTGACATCGGATGCGGGCACCGTGACCGCCGTGAATCAGACATCCCGGACTTTGTTTGGTGTGGTATCGGAAGACTTGGAAACGTTGTTGTCTACCACGGCACAACTTGATAACATCGCAGATTTCACGGTTCGCAAGTTTGGTCAACCTGAGTATCGTATCGACGGGCTGATTTTCAACCTAGACACTCTGAGCGTCTCGAACAAGGCAGAAGTGTTGGCGTTGGAGTTGGGAGATGTCATCCTCGTCAAGTTCACCCCGAACCGTATCGGCGACCCCATCCTGCAATATGGGCAAGTCATCCGGGTTGATTCGACAATCACTCAAACACGGCACGACATGCTCGTCGGTGTGGCGTCGGTTGACTGGAACTTCCTTGTGTTGGATGACGCTGTGTTCGGTATACTTGACACTAATCACCTCGGTTTTTGATAGGAGTTTTTTGTGGCTATTCCCGCCGGATTCAAAACGTTCGTCGCAGGCGAAGTTCTTACGGCCGACCAGGTGAACACGTTTCTGATGTCGCAGTCGATTCCTGTGTTTGCGAGTGAGGCTGTGGCGGGTTCGGCTATTGCGTCACCGCAGGAGGGCCAACATCGTTTCCTCAAGGACACGGATGCGTTGCAGTATTACACTGGGAGCACGTGGGCTGCTGCAGGCGGTGCCGGCGGTGGCGGATTCGAAAACACGTTCATGTTAATGGGCGCATAGGAGAAAAAAATGGCAACATCATATAAATCACTTGGTCAGCTTGACCTGACTACGACTTCGCTGACGGACTTATACACCTGTCCTGCCTCGACTGAGACGGTTGTCAGCACGGTTATCATCGCTAACCGGACTGCGAGCGCAACAACTTTCCGCCTGGCTATTCGTGTAGATGGGGATGCGATTTCGAACCAGCATTACATTGCTTATGATGTGCCGGTTGCCTCGAACGATTCGACTACTTTGACCTTGGGTATCACGATGTTGGCTACCGATGTGATGACGGTGAGCGCTGGGGATGCTGACGCGTTGAGCATCAATGCTTTCGGTGCTGAAGTAACAGTTTAGGGGGCTTGTTGTGGCTGTAACAAGAATAAGCCAGTCCAGTATTGGGGACTTCAATAGGGCTAACCGTATGTCTGGCGCTAGTTTTAGCGCTTCGGGTGGCACTGAGGTTACTTCTAGCGGGTTCAGGTATCACACTTTTACGGGTAACGGGAGTCTTGTCGTTTCGGGTTCTGGTTCGGTGGAGTGTTTGGTTGTTGCTGGTGGTGGCGGCGGCGGGAATAAGGCGGCGGGGGTTTCGGGCGCGGGCGGCGGTGGTGCTGGGGGTCTGATTCACACCTCATTGGCTGTGTCTACTGGCTCTTATGCGATTGTGATTGGCGCTGGCGGTGCGGGTGCGATTGGCACAAGCACTGCGGCGGTGAACGGCACTGACTCGACTGGGTTGGGTTTGACTGCTACTGGCGGCGGGGCGGGGGGGTCAGCCGGGGTGGCTGGTTCCGCCGGCGGGTCGGGTGGCGGCGGCGGTAGCGACCCCTCGACTGATTACGCTGGGGGTTTGGGGACGGCGGGCCAAGGCGTGTCCGGCGGGACTGGCAGGTCCAGCGGTGTGACGGATAACCAAACCGGGGGTGGCGGTGGCGGTGCTAGTGGCCCTGGGATGCCGTCCGGCTACTCTGATTTCGAGCTCCTGAGAACACAAAAGGACGGCAATAAAACCGACGCTGGCGGTGGCGGTGTTGGTTACGATAAGGTTTCCGCTTGGGGCTTAGCCACTTCAACGGGTGAACTAATTAGCGGAACATATTATTTCGCCGGTGGTGGCGGTGGCTCGACCCGGGGAGATACCGTCCAAGGCGTAGGCGGTTACGGAGGCGGCGGAGCTGGTGTCACGTCAACCGACCCAGCGAACAACGGTGACACAAATACTGGCGGTGGCGGTGGCGGGGCAAAAAGTTCAGACGCCGGTTATGGCGGTTCAGGAATTGTGATTGTGAGGTATGCGGTCTAATGGCACACTGGGCAGAAATTGACGATAACAACTTGGTTGTTCGGGTGACGGTTGGCAGCAACGATGAGCCTGATGAGGGTCACCAATGGCTTCTCGATAACCTGGGCGGGACTTGGGTCCAGACTTCCTATAACCGGACTATTCGCAAAAACTATGCGGGCGCTGGGTTCACTTACGATGAAACCCGCGACGCTTTCATCCCGCCACAACCATACGCTTCCTGGGTACTCGATGAGGACACCTGTCTTTGGGTTGCACCTATCGCCTACCCTGCCGAGGGTGACCACGTTTGGGATGAGCAAGCTGGTGACTGGATAGAGGTCACCGATGAAACTCTCTAACCTCGGGACTGGCAGAAAAGACCGGCACCTAAACCTCGGCTTCGGCAGAGTCCACTACATCCACTACCATCCTCAGGTGGGCGGTACAAGACAGTGGGGTGTTTTGCTTCAGAGGTTCGGGCACTTTACCGTTGATGTGTTTTGGGGGCGGCATGTTTTTGTGTTCAACTTTTACGGGAGGCTAAAGTAATGAAATTAGTTGAACCCTGGCCTTCCGGTTACACAATCAACACCCGGTCCCCCTACGGGTGGCGGAAGAAACACCCCATCACAGGGAAAAGAACTTTTCACCACGGCGTGGACGTTGCCTTGCCCACAGGCACACGGCTAACGGCACCCGCTGATGGTGTTGTCGCACATAAGGCGCGCACATCCTCCGCAGGACATAACTTGATTATCCGGCATGAAGGCACCTGGCACACGGTCTATTACCACTTGGCTAAGGCTTCTGAATTGGCTGTGGGGGACACGGTACAAACCGGAGACATTATTGCTTACTCAGGGAACACGGGCGCTTCTACAGGGCCTCACTTGCACTGGGAGCTACGCAACAGTCGCACCTGGGGCGACACAACGGACCCGGTCCCTTATCTCGTCACAGAGGCTCCTGCGGTCCCTGAGCCTGTTGTTGTTGAGGTTGTCGAA